GTCATCGAACCAGTTGTGCACCCGGTCGAGCGCCGGCAGCAGCATGAAGTTCTGCCAGCGGTCGAGGTTGGTGTAGAACTCACCCCGCGCCAGCCGTCCAGATGCCCAGGTAACCTTGCTGAAATCGCCGGTGATCTGTTCCCGGGTCGCGCCAACGCCCACGGCAATGTCTTGCAGCACTTCGGCGTTGAAGTCAGTGGTGTGGCTGAGGTTGGGCGGTGTGACCACGGTCACTTCGGTACCGGAGTCGGTGTAGGCGATCATGCCGGACTCCATTTCGGAGTAGGCCTGGCCGTCTTCGTCGCGCAGGGTGCTGTTCTTGCTGCCCAGACCCATATCACCGGCAGGCTCTTTGACGATGACGCCAAAGCAGGCAGCAATGCGCTGTTGCATCAGCACGGCGTCGCGCCACTCCTGTCGCATATCGACCAGATCGGCAATCGGGTGCAGCCAGCTGACGCCCAGGTGCTGGCCGGGGCGGTCTTTCCAGTAGATATGGATGATGTCATCCGCCGGGAAGAATTCGCTTTCTTCGCGGTAGAAGTTGCCGACCAGCTTGGTTTTCAGCCAGTAGCCTTTGATACTGCCGTCTTTTCGGTACTCGATACCGCTGAAGATTTCGCCGCCTTCATTGGTCAGGCCGGACTTGGATTCGTCCAGGTACTGCTGTTCAAGCGTTTGCAGCACCAGCGGAAAGGTCATGGCGTTGTTGATGATGCGGCGCACGAATACACCACCGGACTCAACCACGGAGGCCGCCCACAGGTGTTGCAGGCCCCAGAAGTTGTAATGGTGTTCGTAGTCGCACAGCGGCGAGTTGGCCCAGGCCTCGAAGGTGTCCTTGTACTTTTCCACCCGGCGCGGGCTGCCACCGATATAGTCGGGCTTGATGCCGTCACCCACCATGTTGCTGGCCAGCACGGCCTTGATGCGGTTGCCGATCGCGGTGTTACGCACCAGATCCTGAGCACCACCGGCAAGGCCACGGTGACCACGCGCCACCTCTTCCGCTGCCCGTCCGCCCCGGCGGCTGTAGCCGGTCGATCCACGGTTGGGGCGTGCGGCGTTGTAGGCCCGCAGCTCATCCAGCACCATACGCTGACGCTGCCGGTCAACGGCTTTCTTGGGGTTGGTGACTTCGTACCACTTATCGATCAGGTTCATTTCAGCGTCCCGAATCGTACCCGGCGCACTCCACGCGGGCGGTTGGCGTGTTGGATGCCCAGCTCGGCTTCCATCCGGTCGATGGCCTGCGCCATCTGCCGCATGGACTGGTATTCAACCCATGTATCCACTTCGCGCACGCGCATAACGCCACGGGCATAGGCTTTCTTGAGGTTGGCGAGCTGTTCGTGGGTGAAGGTGGTCATTACGGCTTACCTCAGCACTCGCTTGGCTGCGCTACCGCTCGCACCAGCGCCATGATTCCGGTCTGAATGTCAGTTTTACCAATAGCTGCCCAGCGATTAGGCTCGGCAGCCTGAAAGCGAGCCCACTCAATGCTTTCAGGGGAGGCAAAGTCGTTTGGCCCAAGCTGGGCGCGCAAATGATCAGCACTCTTGCTCTCACGATCCGTATCCAACCGCGCTGACAGCTCAGACTGCAGATCCAGCAGCTCTGCACCCTTTTCCTTAATGCGGTTCATCAGATCGATCTCTTCTTGGCTTAGCTCGCGGTAGCCTTTGATTTTTCGGTGCTGGTTTTCCACTGTTACCACCTACATGCTGGTTATTTATCCAGTCATCCTCCGGTGATTGCGGTCGAATACAAGTCAACCGCTCAGCGCTTCTTAAACCATTTGGATGGGCGCTTTTTGCGCGGCGGGGTGGCGGTGGGTGTGGCCGGTACCTTCTGGGGGGTGGTGCCTTGTGTGGGTGCCGTGCCTTCAGGTGCTTCTTTGCCGTAGTGTGTTTCGCGGGCCTGCCAGTCGTCCTCGGTCATGCGGTCGAGCCCCAGCATTGCAGAGGCGGCGCGGGCGTAGTTGCGGCAGTCAAGGTAGTGGTTGTGGTCGCGGATACGTTCCCATACCTGCTCCAGGTAGCCACGGCTGTTGGCACGCTCCACCAGTATTTCGGCGGTCAGCTGCTTGAAGTAGTCATCGCCCCACTCAGGAAAGTGGCAGTACCCGGTCGGCCATTCAGAGCCTTCGGCCAGCGCTTCGTCTGTTGGGCGCGGCAGCAGCAGCCACTTGTAGAGCTGTTCTTTCAGCACGTTGACGCCCACCGGCCACATCTTGATGCCGCCGTCTTTGCGGATGCCATCGATGCTGATCTGTACCGGCTTGGGCGTGCCGATCATGGTGGTCAGACTACCCACACCCTTGATGGCCCGGAGCCGAGGCGTGCCGATCTGGGCCACGGTGTTGTAAACCTCTTGGGTGTCGTTGGATGAGTCGATCAGCGCAAGCTCTATCGGCATGGCAATGCCGTGCTGGTTGGTGTAGCGGGTTTCAAGGAACTTGCTCAGCTCTTCCTTGGTGCTGTCGGTCGAGATGTGCCCCTCAATCACGCCGATATCGATGGACCAGCTGCGCTTCTTGCGGCCATACGCGACCACCTCAAAGATGAGGTAATCCTTCTGAACGTCGATGCCGCATACAATCATCAAGCCACCGGCGGGCACGTTGCCCAGCGGCCAGGTCTCGCGGCGTTCATACAGACGCTGCCAGTCCGGCGCGTCGCCTTTTTCGCGGTATACGTCAGCCAGTCGGGTGTTGGTGAAGGCCTTCAAGGCCTGCGGGCTGTCTTTGGCATCCACGTATTCACGCGCCAGCGCCACCACCGAGATAAACGGGGATGCCAGGGCAGACGCTTTAAAGCCCATGTGGTGGGTAATTTCGGGGCGTTTCGGCACCCATTCATGGTTTGCGATCGACCAAAAGCGGTCGCTTTCGCTCCATTCAGTGCCGCAACCGCTGCAAACGATACGGGCCTTGTCCGGCAGCAGGTTGCCGTCCTTGTCTTCGGGGATGTTGACGTGCCGATACCAGTCCAGTTCTTCCGAGTGGCCGCAATGGCGGCACGGCTGGTGGAATACGCACTGGTTCGACTTCAGGTATTCCTGATGGATGCGGGAGCGGCCTTCAACCGTTGGTGAACAGGCGGTGATCTTCTTGGCGCGACGGCCATAGGTGGTGGCACGACCCCACGCCACTTGGATCGGGTCACCTTCACCACCGGAGCCGCCTTCACCGGCACCCACGTTCATTGGGTATTTGTCGCACTCATCGAACAGCATGATTCGACAGGCGCGCATGGCAAGGTCAGTCGGGTTACGGGCCGATACAATCGAGATCTGACCACCCGGGAACTGTTTCTGCAGGATGGTGTTGCCCTGCCCCCGGCGGTTGCTGCTGAAGATATCCCGCACGGCTGGTGTAGCGGTGACCGATTTAACCAGTCGCTCCTTGGACCATGCCTCGGCGGTTTCCGTCTTCGGCGCCACGTACATGATCGGTGACGGCTCCTGGTGCATGTAGTACAGGGCCGCGTTCAGCATTAACTCGGTCTTCATCAACTGGATGCAGCACATGACCGTGACTTCCTGAACATCAGGATTGGTGATGGCCAGCATCGGGGCGCGGGCGGCTTCGACGCGATCGGTGCGCCACTTACCCGCTTCTGCTGAGTTGTCAGGCAGGTACCGGAAGGTATCCGCCCACTCAACAAGATTGAGCTTGGGTGGAGGCTTCAGGTTTGCCTTTATGGCATCCTCAAGCCTGCGCCTGAGGTTACGAAGGCAACGAAAGTGAAGCGGCTCACTCGCTGCCATCGTCATCCTCTATGGTGAAGTCGGCCAGCTCTTCAAGCATCCGGTACACCTCTTCCTCAAGGCGCTTTTCGATGAATCCGGATTCCTGATGCTCCAGCTGTGCCGCGCACTTAGGCAGGGCGATCAAACTTGCCCTGATGGTGGCCAAGGCATGCCCCAGTTCTTCCAGAATCGCTTCCACATCACCGTATCGCTCTTCCTCAACCGCCAGGCTGATTTCTTCCTTTTTCATCTTGGCCAGTTCTGTGCGGCGGCGTATTTCGTCTATGTCGAGTTCGTCTGCATCCCCGCTGCCACGGGCCTTCTGCAGCTCTCGATCCTTCCACCAACGGATGCAAGCCGCGGAGTCATAACGGGGTGAATTGCGCGCACCCTTCTCGTCATAGATCGGCATGCCGGCCTTGGTGAACTTGGTGATGGTCGGACGGCTGACACCGATCATCCGCGCCAGCTCGGCGCCATTACAGATGGTGCCGAAACCGCCGTCAGAGTTGGCACCTTTGTGGTTGTTGCCTGTTCTTGCCATGTACAAAAACCCAGTAGTCGCACTGGCCTGTACCCT